CTCTTTCATTAGACAGAGAAGGAGGTCGTTGGAATTACGACATTCAAATTGAACCACAAGATGAAGACGATCAAGATAAATTAGAAGCAGCTTGGGAAAAAACTAAGTCAAAAGGTTTCGATTTAAAGAAACTCCTTACTTACGAAGACCCATTTGGGGGATAATAAAAGAGGGAAAATCTGAGGTTTACTGCCAGTTTAATCGCTGGCAGTTTTTTTATGTAAAAATATTGTTGCAAAGGATCATAAAATAGGTTACAATGATGTCATGCTTACAAATACGTTAAGTCCTTATCCTATGACTACTCCAACTTTTGAAGTAGTTACCATGACCCCTCAATGGGCATCGCAACTACTAGGCCAATCGGCTCAAAAAAATAGAAAATTCAAGAGAAGACATCTTGAAAGATTAACTCATACCATTCAAAGTGGTAACTGGTATATAACTGCACAAGGTATTGCCTTAGACTCTGAAGATAATATTCTTGATGGTCAGCATAGACTTGCAGCAGTAGTAAAAGCAGAAAAGCCCATTCAAATTATGTTGGGTCGTAATCTTGACCCTAAAATATTTAATGTTGTTGATACAGGTGCTACAAGATCTGCTGGAGATGTACTTGATATTTTAGGAAGCAGTAAAGGTAAAACTATTGCAGCAGCTTTAAAAAATTATCAGCTTTATTACCAGCATCCAAAAATAAAGTGGTCAGGTAATCACACTCCTTCTCATACTGAAGTAACCAAATTATATGAATTACATAAGGATTATGTAGAAGATATGGTTGGTCAAATTGCTCAGAGGAGAAAAAGTTTTAGATGTTTTACTGAATCAGTCGCATTAACCTTTTCATTGCTAGCAAGAGATAAGCATTGGTCAAAAGTTCCAATTTTAAGTTTTATGGACGCAGTTTGTTTTGGAGCGAACTTAGACTCAGAAGATGTTTGCCTTTCATTTAGAAATCAGTTGGGTAGTGGGTATCTCAAACGTAGGGGTACTCATTTAGCCCAATATCTATTAAATGCTTTTATTAAGTGTTTTAATAGCCACGTTCAAAAAATCCCAACCATTAAATTCATTGCTCCATATCCTAATACAGAAATGTATGCCATAGTGGATGCAAAGAAGATTCACCCTATTATCGAGGTAATTCCAAATGTCCCCACTTTCTGATATTCTATCTGACGCTAATTCTTTACATAGAATTTCCATTCAGATAACAAAATCGCAGTATGAAATGTTAAAACATTATGCTCGCCCTGGAACTTCAATATCTTCAATGATCCGCAGAGCTATTGATGATATGTTTCAGCCAGTAAGAGAACAAGCATTAGAAGATGCTAAATATGAAAGGTGGGAGAAAGAAGCTCTTGCCAATAAAAATGTTATGCCCGAAGCTCCTGAAATGCAGTTATGGGATGACATAGAACCAAAAGTACCAACCGCCAATGCAACGTCTTAGTTTTATTAACCTTCAAAGCTACATTCAAGATAAAGGATTTATAGTTTTAGATCATTGTTATAAATGCAATAAAGTTAGCTATAGATCCGAAGAAGAAGCAAAAATCATTGCAGCAGAGATGCGAGCAAAAGGAAAAGGCCATTCATACGTTTATGAGTGCCCTAAAGGAAATGGCTGGCACTTAACTTCAATGAAACCTAAAAGTGATAAAGTAGTTAAGTTAAAAAGAAAACAAAAGTCCTATCGAAACAAGGAACGTTTTGGAATGAAGAATTGTAACAGTATGTAAAGATGTTAAACTTGTTAAACATGGCACTATATGAGACTATATGACACTAAATGACACAAGAAGGCACAATAATACATAACAATCCGTGATTGTCCGTGACAGGTCGTTTAACTTGACATTTCGCGACATTTCGCGACATTTTCTAAAGATTTCCCGAACTACGGAACACCGAAACGCCTTTAAATATGCCTGACTTCGTCTTTTGTATATATTTTACGAAGTCGTTATACTTGAAATAGGTTAATTGTATGACAAATTTTTAGCCGATTGAAGACGTGAAGGCAGCAATGTTTTTGCGTCTTTCATTTTGGAAGATATAATGAAAGAGTCATACAATTAATTAAATGAATCTAACATTCAACCCTTATGAGGGTGATGCAGGACAATACTATTCAGTAAGAGAAGTTCTGGAACGATTATTTACACCATTACCTGAAAACAAATTAAAAAGATTCAGCAGATTTGTTTTTGATATTTTTAGGCAAATGTATAAACAAAAGCCTTTAACAGATATTGAAAGAGCAAGCTATTTTGAAGAGGACATTGGAAACCTACCATTAGTAGATGTTTACCCTAAAGGTTGGTTATGGAACATAGTCGTATTTTCCATTCAATTACACCCTGACTTTTTCTACGAAGAGTGAGTTTTTTCTTGCAAATAAAACGTAGTCCAGTTAAAGTTAAAAAAAAGCGTTTTAAACAAATGACTCTTGCCTTACCAATAGAAAAGGATAGGCAAAACTTATTAGCTGGATTACGCCATTCATCTTTGGTGCGTGATGACTCTGGCAAACATAGAGTTTATCGTGATGAAGAAGAAAGAGAATATCATTCAGTAACTTCAATACTTAAACATACTGCTCCTGCGGAACAGAAAGCAGCATTGATGAAATGGGCAAAACGCCCAGGTAATTTAGAACAGAGAGATATGGCCTGTAGTATTGGTACAGCAGTCCATTCATATTGCGAGAAAATATTAAAAAGAGCGTCTATACTGGCAATAAATTCAGCAAACAAAAGGAATGGTTGGAAAACTTATGAAGATGGTTTGGCACGACCTAGTCAAGCAATCACAACATGGGCATTACAAAACGCCATTCATGGTAAAAATAAAGTCGAGGAACAATGGGCGTGTAGTGAGTACACCAGAAATATACAACCTTTTTTAGAAGATATAAAAGCCATTCATCTTAGTGAATTTAACGTTAACCATTCATCAGGATATGCAGGTCAATGTGACGCTTTAATAGATACAGAAAATCCTGACGGCCATTCAGAACTAACAATAGTAGATTTCAAAACTTATGGGAAAGATACAGATAAACCAGAAAAATATTTACAGGATCATTTATTACAGATAGGTGCATATAATGAGGGATTATATGAAAAAACTGGAGTGCGAGCAAAAAGAGGATTGATATGTATAATAAGAAAGAACGGATTACAGCTTCGTTGGGTAACAGCTATGGAGTTGATAGGTTGTGGTGCGTTATTTAAAGAAAAGGTAGCAGAATTTCAAGATATGGTAAAAAAAGATTTATTAGTTGCTGCTTAATCCAATACGTCTTTCATAGTTTCTCTACAAGTTTTAAGAAATCTCCTATGAGATTCATTTAATTGTTTAGCTATTTTATGATTCTCTTTTCTTTTTTCTTTCTTCCAATCTGAATTTCTACCCCTTTTTGGTTCTGGATATTCTGTAGCTAAATGAATTACTGCGAGTGCATAAGCTATAAGAATTAATCCATAATCCTCCATTGTTATTTTTATCCAATATTCTTTTTTATTATTTTTGTTTTCCATTTTTAAAATTCATAAAAAGATCATAAGAAATAAGAACCCATTGTCCATATTCAGGGTGGTCTTTAGGGATAATATATGTAAAAGTATCTTTTGTTTGAGGGTAATAAAAGATTTGACCTTCATAAGGATTTTTAGGAAAGTGAATCCACTTCTCGTTAGGCATTGTCTCCTCCGTGTTGTTTTTTAGCGACTTCGCTATTGATGGTTTGAGCTAGTATGTAAGGTTCGTATTCCAAGTCTAGGTCAAGAGACTCTCTGGCATATTGAAAGTCATCAATATTACCAGAAAGATAGTCCTGATCTAGTGCGGAACGTCTTATTTGATATTCGTAGTATTTACCTTTAGGCATTATTGGATTTGTATAGGACTATTAGATTTAAGAATAAAATCTATATAAACTTCTTTATTACTATCTGGGTCATAGCCTAATTCTTCCAAAACAAACTCAGTAAACTTTTTTTCTAAAAAGTCGTTAGTTTTTTCTTCTTCAAAATCAAGATACAACCATGCAGATTCTTCGTCACAGGCATGACCAATAACTAAATAATAAATAGCAGGTTTAGTCCAGTTTGGGTCGTTAATCATTATTCATTTCCTCCAACATTGCATCAACTTCTGCTGCACAGTCTCCGCACCTCCAACCTTCTACATCATCATTGTAGACAGAATATCTATTAACAAATCTACCCGAACCAAAATGGCAGGGTAGGTTGCAATCTACACAGATTTGTTTATCAAAAAGATCAACTGGTTTACATTCCATAGTCATTTTGTAATCTCCATGTAAGGTGAATCGAAGTCGTCATAAAGGTAGGAATTATCTTCCCACCATTCGACTATGTAATCACTATCTAAATAGATAAGAGTATGATCGAATAGATCAGGATTCTGCTTCATGTAATCGTGATACCACTCTGCAAAGTAATCATGTAAGTCTTCATGTACTTTGTAGTGTTCAGCAATTTCTTTTGCATGGTGGTGGCAATAGAACTCAAAGTCTTGAGCATTTTGGAGCGTTTCTTTCTCCTGCATAACTTGATCTGGTAATGGGTTGTCAATCATAATTCGCTAGCGAAATTCTCAGTTGAAAGTAATTTTTTTAAGGTAAGTGTTATTTAATATAGCTCCGATTTTTCTACGTAACTCATCATCTTTATCAGTTTTAGCTTTATGATAATCTCGAATTAAATCCTGATAAATTTCAGATTTTAACTCAGATTTTTGTTGCTGCAAAATAGATTCGATTGGTTCGATGTCATACATCTCTTCCACTCTGGTAATCCATTTATAGACTGTCTTATCACTTACGCAATAATCAGCAGCAAGTTTAGAAGCTATCTTTGTTTTCTTTACATTGGAACGTAGCATCTCTGCTATTGCTTCAAAAGCTTCATCTCTGGACTCTGTTATATTCATTCCTCCTCCTCGTCTTCACAAGTTGTTTCAGCCCAATGGCAATTTTCACTTACTAATCCATTTTCATAAGTATCAATAGCCCAATCTGCATCAGGATCGTAATTATATCCTGATCTCTCATAGGCTTCATCTTCATTTTGAGCTTTTACTACATAGTAAGTAGCAGTACACATTCCCCATAGGACAGTGTATGTTTTTTCTTTTGGTTCGTTCATTGTGCGATCTCCCAGAATCTTTTCATTACTTCTTCTTTAACTTCATCTTGATCTAGATCAGAATCAACTGGTATATAAGGCTTCCCATATTTTGTATAGGAATTTTTCCTTATATTTTCTAACCACTCTTCTGTGACTTCTTCATAAAGTCTTTCAAAGATTTCATCATTTACAGGGTGCGACATAATAACCTCCTACCAAGATGATTGATAATAGAAACTATCAAAGCATTTTCCTGCTTCTGCTTGCTCTTCGTATTCAAAAACTTTTTCAAGAGTCTTTTTAGTATCTTCTAAGTCTTTGTAATACCAATCGTCATATTCTTTAGTACCGAAGAAACAACCTTCAATGTCAGTAGGCAATAGCTCTTCAGCCTTCATTTCTCTGGCAACTGGTGTCTTTATATCAAGAATCGTAGTAATACGATCTAATAACTCTTGAAGCGTTTCTCTTGATACATAATGACGTTCGCAGTTATCATTCCCATCTTGAACTTCGTCAACGAAAAACTTATGTATAGCATTAGCTTTTCTCCAAGTGATGATAGGGAATACATACTGGAAATGGTTGTAGGCATAATCTATTGGAGCGTCTTCAAAACCAATAGCAGCAATGGCATCTTCTAATTCTGAAGATTTTTCAATTTTAACCTCTTTACCTTCTCGCATATCAGCATAATCCTGATCGGTAGGTCTTACAAAAGCTCTTGTAGAATAAGATGCTTCTAAGTACATATCTAAACCCATTAGTTGCCCTCCTTTGCGTTTAGGTACTTAATAACGTCAGTTAGGTTAGTTGCTATTGCTTTTATATTTTCTCCCAATTCCATAGTTAATTCAGCTTGTGACTTGTTTAACTCTTGTTGGGAAGTTGCAGATTCAACTGTTGCTTTGCATAACTCTGTAACAGCACTTTCAAGAAATGAAATTTTCTTATCAAATACAGTTAGAGCTTGTAAGACTTTTTGAAAGTCTCTATCGTTTTGGTTCATAAATTTAGGATAAGTGAACGCTTTCTAACAATAACATCATAATTATGTAATTGTCAACAGTATTGTGCTATATTTAATGATGTAGTAACAGTATCAACATGAGTCTAATTAAGTCTTACGTCTTTTCAATACAGGAAATGGGCTTTGACCCATACAACCTTGATAAATTGTCCTCTAAAGAGTGGGATAATCTATTAACTAAAGCCTTAAAGTCAGATAAAAAGTTATATGAAACTTTAATTCTGACTAGATGTAAATTAAAATTAGAAAAAGGGATTAATTAAAATCCCTCTGGTTTATTTAGTTTAGTTCGATTAAAAGTCCGTACCTTTTTCTTAGGTCGGACTCTTTTTCTTTTTATTGGTTCGTATTCCTGAGCTAACATTTTAGGGTTAGGAATCATTTGATGAGACATTTTCATTTACTTAAATCCTTTTTTCTTAGTTTTGTAATATCTGAAGCATAACTCGAAGCTATGGAGCATTTCATTCTGGAAGACACATAACTGAGTTTCTAAATTATGCTGTTCTTCTAATATGTCTTCATATCTCTGAAGAAAATAAGATTTCATTTCAGAGATTTGACATAATTTTCTTTGAATTGTAGCTAATTCTTCAAATAAATCCTGATCGTTAGTAATTACACGATCAGATAAATTTGACATTTCAGCCAAGTCTTTTTGAGCCTGAACCATTTCAGGGTCAGTCGGTTTATAGTTCTTCATCAAATTCTCCTTTTTTGATTCTGTCATAAAGCTCTTGTGGGCAGTTAGTCCACTTGTCTTTAAGAATAATCCAATCGAAATGAAGCAATTTCCATATCATTTTTGGGTCGTCAATGTAAGTTTCAAATTGTCCGTACATAATTTTTTAGAAAAATAAAGAATAAAAAGTAAAAGGTGAGCTTATTGCTCACCAATTACCAAGTCAGCAGCTTTACTTGACATAGCTAGTGATTTGAAAAGGATTTTTGGATCGCTTTTCAACATAGGACACCAACTCTCAAGATAAGCCGCGTGGTTCATAGTATCTAAATTAGAAATCTGTAACCTGTTACAAATCAGATAAGCTCCTAATTCAGCAACTAATTCTTCCTGAGCATATGAAAGATTATTTCTTGATAATCTATTTTTATGCTTTGTTGAATGGACTGCTTCATGAGCAAATGTAGCTAGATAACTTTCGTCATTTTTGAAGTTGTATCTTTTTGGGATAACAATTTCGTCACTTGACTCACGATAATAAGCTCTGTCTCCACCCTTGATAAGAGTGTTGATTTCTTTTTCCCACTGAAATAATCTGTCATGAGCTTCTTTAACTCTGACATCTAATTCTCTGGGCTTTGCAGTTAGAACCGCATCATCAATCAGTTGCTCTAATTTTTTTGAAGCCTGATCGTCTAGGCCACGAATATCTTGAACGTTGAATACTGGAACGCATTTATAGCTCATGTACTGAGCTTTTTTTGCTTCCCCATTTTCGTCAAGTTCTTTCGTTTCAAATTCCCTTAATAAGGGTTGTAAGATACGCGCTGAACGTGACCCTTTTTTAGGTAAACAATTTATGGAACGCGCCTGACCTGCACCTAAGAAAAGTGGCAAGTGCCAATTTCTTATAGAGCTTTGCAAGCATAACAAAGCAGGATTTCCGCCCTGATATTCATGGCCTGTCAAGACGTTTCTAAAACCACCTTTAACAGTCCATTCTTTACGCCATAATTTTGTGTTGCCTGATTCAATCGCTTCAATCAGTTCATTCACAATTAGTTCTTCAGGCTTAACCTGAGACTTTTTGCCATTCATACGGCCATTCATTACTGTCATGATTTTTTAGGATAAATGAAAAATTTTTACAGGAAAAAAGGGGAAATTAATCCCCTAATCTCAAAATTCTTGAAACGTCTCTTTTGGCCGCTTCAATTTGTTTTTCTGAAAATTCCAAAGCTTCAAAGTCTGCGATCTCTGCAAAAAATTCTGATTTTTCATCACTTTCTGCAGTAATCGAAGAACAGAGGGCAGCAACTAAACGCTGCCTGTATTTTGGGACTCTGTAGCTTTTGAAATAAGCATCAACAATATCTGACATTTTTTAAGCTCCTACAATTTGATTGATGAAAGACTGTTCAACTTCTTCCGCTTTTCTCCCGTTTAAATATTGGGTGATATGCTTAGAAGTTGTTTTAGAATAATATTCTTTAGTCTTGTATAAATCGCCTGAAACTTTGCAAGCTACAGGCGTATTGTATGAATAAAAAATCTCAGAGTCACTAGAAAGAGTCAAAAGACTCTTGCTAGTTCCTAATCTTTCAAGCTTCATTTTTTGATACCTCCATTGTGTCGAAGTCATAAATTAAAGAGTCAGAATGAAGGCGGTTGAATTCCGCCTGATCCTGAAAGAAGAAATACTCTATCTCGGACATCAGAAGAACCTCCTGATTAATCTTTGAATAAAGTTGTACTTCTTACGAACTGTAAAACTTGCAGGAATTACAACTGGTTCGTAGTTGCTTCTCATGTTCGGCTTGATGACCGTAAAGCGTGGTAGCTCTGGGCATCTTTTAGAACTGACTTCTACTCGGTGATAATAAGGCTGATTAAGATTCAAGCTCTTGCAATGTGCAAGGGCTGATTCTTGTGTATGGGTTTCTTTTACAAGATCCCATCTTGCAGTCTTGTTACTGTAATCAATGCCAGTAAAGCGGGTGATTGAATAGTTCACTTTGAATAAATAAATGAATTGGATAAGTAAGCAAAAGGTAATACCTTTTACTTGTAGGCTGATCCAAGCTCGTGAGTAATCTGTGAAAGCAAAAGGAAAGCTAGTCCGAAGATCTTGGCTCCTGTTTGGCCTGTTATTTTCGTGAGTGATACAGCCTAGAAGTAAAAGGAAAAATGTATGAAGCTACCACCTAGCTCCTAGCCCCAGACTCATTTCACGCGCCCTCTGGTGGGCGAGGTTGCTTACTTTCGGAGCTAGCAACTGGCTCGCTGTATGTGGCTGAAGGCTTCAGCGGTGATTCCCTTAGTGATTTTCGGGCGGCTGTAAATTCTCCTGATGTAATTTATATATGAATATTAACATCATTTTTTATGTCATGTCAAGCATTAGACTGATGTTATGTTTACATATAGTAACAATTAAAAAATATAGGTCTAGGATCGACTGTGTGGGCTGCTAGGTGCTACAGGTGTGATTGTACCTAAATGATGTTATGATGCTGCCAGAGAGCCACACAGAGGGCTTAGAGGGGCAGGGTTGCAGATTATTTCTGCTAAAATCGACTTGCGGGTACCTTAAATATATATCTCAGATCTTTGTTACTGATACATTTATACTACTGCTGTTCTACTTTTATAGATAGTTGAGGTGCCTGGATGTTTACTGTTTCTACTGACTCTCCGATAACCTTGCCTAATGAATCTAATATTTGTGCTGCCGTCTGTAATTGACCTTTTGAAACTGCTTTGTTGAATAATCTAACTCTCATTGCTTGAAGCCTTGGAAGCATATTTTCTCTATCTTTCTCCCAATCTTCATTATTCCATTGTTTTACTCGGCTCCAATCGCTCCAGGCGGAAGTTTCTGCAATGCCTTCAATCTTTGCGTGTTCTAAAACAAGCTGCCTTGTTGTTTTACCTTCGAGTTGACGAGAGTATAACCTTTGACTTCTAGCTTGAATATGCTCTTTTGTATTGCAAGCAAACTTAGAACGTCTTTTTCTTTTTTCTTGTTGTTG